TGTTCCCTACACAGAAAAGCACTTGGAAGAAATTACAAGATTTCCCCAAACATAAAAACGATTGTGGACGTCCAGGTATAAATGGTGGCTATTTCAAAAATCCCTATATCAAATTCGGTGTAAATTGCTTTGGTGTAAAACCCGAACCAACAGAGGAAGACAAGGCAAGACTGAAAACCAAAAATATTGCTCCATATCCACTATCACCAGCGGAAAAGGAACTAGAAGAAAAAGTAAATAAATGGAAAAAGAATAAAAAAGAACTAGCATTGAATTCTTATAACAACACAGTGTGGTCTAAATACTAGGTTTTTTATCTGATTTTGATGAAACAGATACAGAACCATAATATAGTTGCTTTTTTACCATACATATATTACACTCGTGTGATACATAACTTCGTTTTGTATCTAATAAATTCATACATCTTTGATGTATAGGTTGTTGGCAACTTAAACAATATGTATGTTGTTGAAATATATGTATGGTTTTATTACAACATATACATGTAGGTAATTTATTTTGATAACAACTTATGCAAGAACCCATTATACTAATACAACATTTATTTCTACATCTTTTTGTGAGGTTTAGTATTTTAGATGAGTTGAAAAGAATATAAACTTATCTACATACAACACTATATATGCTTATATTTCTAATTTTATTATTTAAAATAGTGTATTCTATGGACGAACCACGATATTTGCGACCTCATCAAAGTTCATTTGTAACATCTAAAAAAAATCAACAATGTCAAGTAATAAATACTAGTTGTGGTAGTCCTATACAAATCAGTGCACAATGGCACGAACTTAAATCTAGTTTCCTTTTGGCAAAACCAAATATTCATACTAATGGTTCTATTACAATTCATGGGTATCTAGATCATTCGTGTGATGTTGGAATTAACCCGGTTTTGTGGCTAAAAGTGAAAAATCAGTCTTATGAAAATCAAAGTTACGAAAAAAATATAATGAAATCTACCCGCATTTCGCTATTAAATGAACATATATATTTACAACAAAATGAGAAGTATCCAAACCTAGATAATTATGTAGATGATATTCATGTAGATTATGACGATGACTATGATGTAGATGATATTCATGTAGATTATGGTTATGATGAGTATGAGGATGAGAACGAGGATGAGTATGAGGATGAGAACGAGGATGAGGATGAGGATGAGGATGAGGATGAGGATGAGGATTATGAAACTAATATGTAAGGTGAAATTTGAAACATTCCAACGTTTATATACTATGTAAATGCCATAGTATATACATTACTTTTTAGAATCCTTCTTTTTTGTTGTTCGTTTGGGTGACTTACTTGATGTCTTTTTTGTTTGTTTTTTCTGCTTTTTGTCATTGGGACTGATGTGTTCCAGCAACATATCGTGCGTATTATAAGGAATATCATTTTCTAAAACAGAATGGATACCTTCGTTAGGTTCTTCTTTTGTAGTTTGTATAATAATAAGACCAGCAGGCATTCCCAAATTTTGAAATCGTTGCTTGTCTTTTAAATCTGGTATAATATGTTCTAATGGCACGCCAACATTGTGATTTTTTTCATTTAAATGGTAATGTTCTGCAATACAACTTGACATAGTATACATTAATCATATATAAAATCATTTATGTAAACGCTTGATTTCTGTGACCACATTTGTTTCTCGTTTGCTTTTTAAATAAGTGATAATGAAATCCACTTGTTTTTCGTCTTTTATTATCTCTTTTAAGTGTTTTTCAATAAATCCAAATGATAAATTTGTATATTCCTTTTTTTCGTATAATTTGAGTTCTCCATCACTAATTTCAATCGAACTATTAAGTTCATTTTCCTTCATGTAGGTAGTAATCTTTTTTCCTAGGTCCTGTTTCATTTCTCGCATTTGTTTTATTTTATCATTCACCTCCTTTAATTTTCCTTCTAGTAGAACCCACTTTTGTACACAATCTACCAACGATTCAGTTGAAATAGTTTTGGAAACTAATGCCTGTGAATTATTCATCTTTACTAAATACCTACATTTTTCAGTCCTAAGTCCAACACTTTTATCATAGATAACGTAATAGCAATGGAAATAATATCTTAATGAAATACTTGATACTGTTATGCTATAAGTTTTCTATTGTGAATAATCCAATGTCTCTACATTTAGACGTTAATCGTATAAGCAAAATTAAGTTAATGGTTAATATAATGAATAAAAACAGATGGAAAAAGCAGATGGACCAAATATATACATACAATTCATTATACACCATCCCAGCAACAGGGGACAATAATTCTCTTAATTCTTTTTTTATATCTTCGTCTTTAAAAAAATCAAACCATGTATCTCCAATGGAAGCCATTCTACAATAAAATTGGATTAATAAATAAAAAATAAAACGAATGAATAAAGTATAAAAACAGAAATACTATACTATATACAAAATGATTTACAGTTCCTCACAAGATTTTAAACAATTCCCTTATTCTGATTTAAAAGGTGGTAAACCAGTGCTATTGTCTAGCAACAATTATTTTATTAAATACACTTTGAATGAGTCTCCTGTATATATTCAACTCCCGAGATGTAAAAGCAAGCAAGGTATTATTAATGTAGGAAAACGTCATTACATTGATTTTATGTTGACCAATGATCAAGAAGAATGTGTATCATGGATTGAGAAGCTAGAAACCCACAGTATTGATTACTTGTATGAAAACAGGAAAGACTGGTTTGAGGAAGAAATGGAAAAGCATGAAATAGAAACGTATTTTGTTTCACCTATACGTGTATTCAAGTCGGGACGTTTTTACATCTTACGAGTGCCGATTGCGAGTGCAATGGGAAAGCCCGTGATGAAGATTTATAATGAAGACGAAGTAGAAGTGAAATATGAAGACATTAATGAAGATACCATACTGCTTAGCGTAATTGAGTTTAAAGGCATACGGTGCTCACCGCGTAGTTTTCAGTTAGAAATGGAAGTAAAGCAGATGATGTCATTGAAACCCGAAGAAATATTTGACCAATGTATCTTTAAATCCAGTGTGAAGTCATCACCCAAAATAGAAGAACCTTCACAGCAACTACCAGAAGAAGTTGTCCAAGAAATACCAGAAGAAGCAGTCACGGTAGAAACAGTGGAAAGTGATTTAGAAGAAACAAGTGTAGAGAAACAACAAGAAGAAAATAACGTAGACGGAGATATTGAACCCATTGAAATAAATTTAGAGAATTTTGATGTGGGAACAGAAAATCCTGAACCTGATGCACCAACAGAAGACCCTCTTTCTGAAAAGGAAGAAATCGAGGACAATTTGAATAGTTTAGAAAAAATAGAAACTGAACACAAAACTAGTAGAACCGATTTGGATGAAGTGCTATTTGATGAAACAAATATAGATGAATTGCCTGCTATGAAAATAAAAGACCAAAAAGATATTTATTACGAAATGTATCATGAAGCAAAACGTCGCGCAAAGATGGCAAAAGATATGGCGTTGAATGCATACTTGGAGGCAAAAAAAATAAAACAAACCTATGGAATCAACGATGATAGCGATAGTGATGGATCTGAATTTTAGTAAAATGTTTAAATAATTTTGTCCCTCGTTTATATATAAGGAAATGTTGAAAAATATTCAGAAAGGGCTTTCCAAATTCTTTACCATGGAGCGTGTTTTAATTCTTTTAGTTATCATTGCATTAATTATGGGTCTTGGCTACTACACCGATGCCAAGAAAATGATCCGCGATTCTATGGAGACTGGTGCTCCTGAGGAGAGCGAGGAGGCTGCCGAGGAGATTGCTGCTCCTGCTCCCGTCGAGGGATACAAGCAGCAGGCTGTTGCCAACCCCGCTGATCTTTTACCTTCTGACGCCAACAGCAAGTTCGCTGAGCTAAACCCTAACACTGTATCTTCCGATGCCGTTATGACCCCCGATCTTCTTCAGGCTGGTTATCACATTGGTCTTGACACTGTTGGACAAACTCTTAGAAACGCCAACCTTCAACTTCGTTCGGATCCCGTTATCTCCAAGAAGGATGTTGGACCTTTCTTGAACAGCACCATTGAGCCTGACCTTGCACGCACTCCTCTTGAGCTTGGTGAGAGATAAATTGATAAAATATAAATAACCAATTTATTAGTTATATTTTATTGTCTGTTTTTCCTCTACGTATTGTTTCTCTTACTTATTGGCATATATACATAAATGTCAAATAAAAACTTCGCTGAATAAAAAATAACATCATAATATAATGACTGACCCTCAAGATCTTTTAGTAATAATTGTCATTGTACTCGTATTAGGAATAAGTTATTACACATACAAAGACAAACTAGAAGCATTCCAACTAAAATGTATTGTATCCACGGTTGATGGTAATAAATACTGTGTACGTGAACGTGAAAAATTAAATGAAGCGGTTGATTTATTAGCTGAAGTAACCAATACCTGTGAAAAATTAGTAGCTTATATGAATGAACATCATCCCAACAAAGATTGTGTACAACGCTTAGTGAAAAAGTTCAATCCTCGTAAAATACGCGAAACCCTTCCCACTAGTTCTTATACTGCCTACAGTGAGAATAAAGGAGAGAAGATAGCATTTTGCTTGAACCGTAAAAAAGAAGACAACAACAAGTTGATTGACAAAGATACGTTATGTTTTGTTGCTATTCATGAAATGGCCCATATAATGACTAAATCCATCGGACATAAAACCGAGTTTTGGCAAAATTTTAAGTTTTTATTAGAAAATGCAAAGAAGGCGGGTTTACACAATCCAAGAGACTACAAGAAGGAACCTCGTGAATACTGTGGTATGACTATTCATGATAATCCTTATTATGATGCATAAATAATAAATACGCAATTGTATTTATTATTGGACTTTTACATTATCCTAAGAAACTTAGGCAGCAAGGCGAAGACCACCAATTAGGTTGGCGCCAATACCGAAACCGGCACCACCACGAGCAGAATCACCCATGGAAGGGATGAATACATCTAGGATGGCGAAGGTGGCAGCAGCAGTTAGGGCAATTACGATAATCTCCTCAACATTGGGTTGTTTCTTGGGGATGGCAAAAGCGGCAAGGGCAACAACAAGACCTTCAATAAGGTATTTGATAGCGCGTTTTACAAGTTCAGTCAGATCAAACATTCTATATTATAGAATAATAAAATAAAATAACAATAAGCAAAATTACTTAAATATTCGTCTGTTGTCTTTGTATAAGAAATGTCCTCTTTTGAGAAAAAAACATTAGAAGATGGTTCAGCAAATCCTAAATATATCGATTTGTGTGATGAAGACCCTCCCATTGCCGGACAAAAGTTTGCGTGTATGTCCTTTGTATCCCCTGAAAAGATTCTAAAGAAGCGTGAAGTATTCTTGTTTGACCAGTTTATCAAGAACTGGGAATTCTCTAAATCAATGGAGCGTTATTTTGAGTTTATCCATTTTATTGCATACAAGTATAGCATCAATGTAGAGGGATTGATTGCTGATTTTAATGAATTCGTCAAGGAAGAATCTTCTAAATTAAAGAAAAGTGGTATCGAGGATGATTACAAAAATTTTATCGACAAGCAGGAGGATAAGTTAAACGAGCAATTTAATCGTGAACATTCTTTCCAGACAGCGGTTAGAGGTCTAAAGATTAGAGGCGTTTATGCTTCTCAGGATGAAGCTGAAGAGCGCTGTAAGAAGATGCGTGAGCATGATCCTAACCACGACATTTACGTTGGTCCTGTTGGTGTTTGGGTTCCTTGGGACCCAGATGCTTATAAAACAGGTCGTGTTGAGCACATGGAAGAAGAATTGAATGCTCTACACAAGGAGAAGATGCAGAATGAGGAGAAGGCAAAGCAGGAGTTTGAGGAACGTGTGCGTGAGACAAAGAAGCAGGCAATCATGGATAATATTGAGAAGGCAAAGAAGAGTGGTAATGTATTGACACAAACAATGGACGAGGAAGGTAACCTAACAGGAGTAAATGAGAATGTCGATTTTGAACAAAGAGAGGCAACCACTAGCGAGGCTACACAGTTGAGAAACGAGTTGCTATTGGAACAAAAGAAGGCAGCAGATGCCAATAGAATTGAAACAATTGAAGAAGGAAAGGAAACAGAAGACTAGAAAGGAAAAACAAAAATTGATATAAAATATTTCAATAATTCTATATCAACTAATTAAACAGAAGACAGTTAAATAAACTATGGTAAGAAAGATTATTCGTAATAGAAGACCCCGCTTTCACTCTCCTCGTTTGTTGCATAAATCGGGAACAGGATTTGCATACAATGCGATGGAGTTGTCAAACCAGCAGATGGATTCCCATAAATGGACCACTTTCTACAGAATATTCAATCAGTATGCACAGACTCTTGGACTAAATAAATATATGTATAGCGCATTGTGTAATAATGATTTGGACGTCGAAGAAAAGTTTGAAATCCTTGGACGATACAATGAGAACATCTTCATTAGTGAGCAAGAAAAATTAAACTATTGGTATTGTTGGATGCAAAGCCAGAAACGTTACTACGCGTTTTGTAGACTAGCATTTCTATGGAAATACAAAAAAGCAGAGTATAGGAACTCGCAAGATATGTCATTAGAACCAATTGATAAAAAAAAATCAAATGTAATTACTGTGTATCAAGACGGGAACAAATATCTATTCAAAATGAATGAGATCAATCGTTTGATAAAAAATGCTCTATGTAAGCATGAATTTGATACTCCTGTTCCTTGTTCTTGTAAAAACCCTTATAACAATATTCCTTTCACAAAAAGTGAGTTGTATAATATGTATTTTGCCATTCAATACAGCAACATTGTTCCCGATGTTATCTTTACTCGGTTCTTTCAGGCAGGTTTTAATATGAAACTCTTCTATCGAAACAATCATTGCTTGCTAAATCAAGAAATGATCAAAAATAAATACAATTCTATTTACACAGAAAGACACTTTGCCAAAGAAGTAGTAAATATGCTTGAAGACGTTGCTGAAATTAGTAATGGATATATTAATATCCCACGCAACAAGGAGGTTTCTAATCAATTGCGACCATTCTTGAAATTGTATTATGAATATATCTATTCGTCCGATAGCTATACATGTAACGAACGCAAACGCGAACTATTATATCGTTTGGATCAAATCATTAGAAAAAATCCATTGTTTGGAAAAAAATGCAAGCGACACCTACATTCGTTTGATACAAACTCACCTCCTAGTTATTATTTCAATCTAACCATGGAACTTTACCGCAACCAAACCGCTATAGATGATATATATAATTCCCATCTGGATACTAATTTCATTCATAACGAAGAATTTCCCTATGAAATAAGACCAAGACGACGTAGACACATCATATATAGCAGTAGTAGCAGTTCGGAAGAAGGAGAAACAGAATCTATATCTGCATCGACTTCCATATTGAATCCTCCTTTCAATAATTCTACTCCATCTAACACTGGTGGTAATTTGGCTCGTTTGATATCCACTAGTAGCAACTATCTAACACCCCCACCAATTCCCTTTCCAAACGTTCCAGAAACTATACCTGCTTTAAATCTCTCTGCTATTACCAATACAGATGCTTCTTTTCAGTCTCCGTTATTTAACAATGACGATGAAGAAGATAATGTACAAGATCTTGCTCAACTTATTATTCGTTCTTTAACAGAAGAACTTGACCCTGACTATCAACCCAGGAATTATCGTGAAGACGCATAATTACTGTATACTCTGTATTTACCACTTTGATTTCTTTACATTTATACTTGGTGTATTTTTTTTCTTTGATTTACTTGGGTCATATGCTTCGTCTTCATCGTCAGACCCCATATTCTTAGAAATCTCCCAAAACTCGTTGGAACCAAGACGGAACTTAGGATGATTTTCTGCTTTATACCAAAATATTTGCTCATTTAACTTGTTTGATTTTGCATTATTATTTATCACTAAACATTCGTAATTCTCTGTGGTTTGATCCATGACTGAACAAAAAGATTCCAATGTAGGGAACATACTCGCATAATTCTCCCAAATACGCTTTCTATTTGTTAAATACGGCTCACGTAAAATAAATACATAATCAATGTTTGTTCTCAGGTTAGGAGGAATACCCAATGGATATTGCATAGTAATAATCAGCATAATTTTCCAGTGACGACCATTCATAAATAACAATCGCATCATTTTATCACGCGTCCATCCTTGGTCATATAGACAATCATCCAAGATAACAAAAGCACGAGGGTCTATTTTTGAGCGATTATAAGTTTGTATTTCTTTGTTCATTTGCTTTAATGCTGTCTTTTGGCGTCGAAGAATATTCTCGATCAAAACGGTATTGTATTCTTCGTGGATGAATAACTTGGGAACGTGTTCGGAATAAAAACCATTACCTGCTTCTGTTCCGGATATAACCGTTCCAATGGGAATATCTTGATGGTAAAATAAAAGGTCTCTTACCAAGAACGACTTACCAGTATCACGACGACCAATCATAACAATTACCGGACCTTTGTTTTCATTTGGTCTAAATGTAATTTCCCTCATGTTAAATTTTTTTAATTCTAATGACATACGTATACTAATCAATTACAAGTTTTTCATTGATTTCAAACGAAGAATATCTATCAATATATACAAAATATCAATTAGAAATAGATAGAATAAATAATTTTACTGTATTATCACAATAATAATTATTGTAATAATAGTTTTAGGTAGATGGGTTTAAATATACCATTTATTTTGTATTTAGGGATTATACTTCTAATGAAAGCCCAATTATCAGAAAAATTTGTTACTGAACAATACCTAAGAGAACAGTCTTTTTCCACTATAAAAGACCAATTAAAAAACAACGTATATAATTTACAGCATTATTTCCCATTATATGACCACTTTATTACTGATACTTCGGCAAATGAGAATATTGCATTAAATCACACATATCACATTGTCGATTTACAACACAGTTATCATAGGTCTAATAGCAAAGAGGTTGTGGAAACTCCTATTTTTATAAAATATTCTCCATTATTGGATCCTTTGCGATACATGGTTGGTAAATATAACAAGCATAATGACTTGCGAACATTACCTTCTACCGTGAATAATGAACCAGTTCATCCTAAATTATTAGACTGTAATAATGCTTCTTATGTAGATGGGTTCTTTTGCTTTCTTACCAATCAAATGAAACATCATCATGGATTTGTGCACGGTCTTGATTATTATGGTTCTTTGTTGGGAATTCAACATAAATTTAAAATAGATGTGGAAGATGATCTTGACTATTTGACGGATTCTGAATTTTTTAATGATCATCTGGGAAAACTATTTACTGTTGAAAATGTTTGTATTGAAAAGTTTGTTTCTAATAGCACACGTTCTAAACGTGATAAACTAGTTATTAAAGGTTCTACGTTGAAATGTAATATTACTTACAATAACCTAGAATCCCTTTCCAGTGATAATGATACTGCCTTAGCTCCTCTTGAATTGGTGACCGATATTTCACCTCCTGAATTGGAGATTAATGAAGAATTACACAATAGTGATGATGACAGTGATAATTCTTCCATTTGTAATACCAGTGATTCGGAGATGGAGGAACTAAGTGAATTGGAACAATGTGAGGAAGATGAGGAAGAATCTAGTGATGATTCTGACGGTGAAGATTCTTCACCAGTGTATGCTTATATTGATGATTTCCCTGTACAACTGATTTTTATGGAAAAATGTACGAACACATTGGACCACTTGTTTGAACATAACAATGTGACGGATGAATCTGGTTCTGCTTGGTTATTTCAAATTATAATGATTTTAGTTACATATCAACAGTGTTTTTCCTTCACACACAATGATTTACATACCAATAATGTTATGTTTGTAGATACCACTATTCCTTATTTATATTACACATACAAACAACAAACGTATAAGGTTCCTACGTTTGGAAAACTGTTTAAATTAATTGATTTTGGACGTTCTATTTATAAATATAATGGACGAACTTATTGTAGTGATAGCTTTGCACCAAGCGGAGATGCTCACACTCAATATAATTGTGAACCTTATATGGATGACACAAAACCGCGTCTAGATCCTAATCCCAGTTTCGATTTATGTAGATTATCTTGTTCCATTTATGATTTCATTATGGATGAGGATTGTAAGAATTGTAAAGAATTACAAACCACCATTCAACGCTGGATTGGAGATGATTTTAAAAAGAACATTTTATACAAAAAAAACGGAGAAGAACGATATCCGCAATTCAAACTTTATAAAATGATTGCGCGAACCGTTCATAATCATGTTCCCGGATTACAATTAGATTATCCATTTTTCAAACAATATGTATCGAAAGAAACTGTGGACAAGGAATTAGTAATGAATATTGACTCTTATCCTATTTATGTAGATTCGCAATAAAAATAGGGGTATGGTGCCTATTTTTATTGTCTTTGTATGTTTATTTACAGTTTGGGTGTAATGTATTTGTTCTTTTTGTTCCAATATAAGCGCGTTCTATACCCTTTGATGGTATTGTTCATTAGAAACACTTTTGCGGGGTCACCGTATATCCAATACTGTTCAGGAATCATTTTCATTGCTCTTTTATATTGTTCCACTTGTTGTTGGTAAGCTTCATATGCATAGAGGTCAAATTGACACTCTGTGTGGAAATGCCCTTTCTGGTTGCAATTAACACATAGGATATTGTCCATCTTGGTAGTTTTTCGTTTGGGTGTTGTTCTGTTTAATATGGTGAACATTGATTGGTTTATTATAGTTCATCAAATTGTTTTCAATTTTTCATATACTTCTCTCTGAATTCATCCGGTGTCATCACTGGTATGTTGAGTTCTTGCGCTTTTTTCGTTTTTGACGAAATATCGTCTTTTGATTTTACAATGAGAACCCAAGTATGTTTATTTACAGTGTTTATTAGTTCTCCTCCGTGAGTTTCCAATGCTTGAATAATCTCCTTATCACGCACTTTAGTCATAACTACTTTCTTTTCGTAAAATACATGACTGGTATCTTTGGGTTTGGTGATGATATTTTGAGGTGGTTGTATAGTCAGTTTGTGAGTAAGTTTCGTTTCCTTTAAGAACGTTTTGAAATTCTCAATATTGTCAACAAAAGAACGAGCGTTTTCTTTTCCAATTCCATTGATTGTTTGCAATTGTTCATATTTCACCTGGTTAGTTTCCTTTGAAACCAAAATGTCAGGATACGCATTCATCATTGGTTCCAATTTTCGTTTTCCTAATCCACGACCCATTGTATTCGATACTGCCATAATGTCAATCAATGATGCTTTTTTCACTTGTTCTTGAATGCTTGTATGAATTTTCTTAGACGTTTTTTCTTTGAACCCATCTACCTTCATAAAATCAGACTCTTTCATTGCCAATATATCAGCAATAGTAGAAAATCCCGTATCTTTCATTCGTTTCAAGTTGCCAGATGACAGTCCATCTACTTCTAATCCGGTAAAGAATGCATGAACACGCTTTGCCAACACATCTTCGTCTTGTTCAATGTTTGTCACCAATACATCCACATGGGTATCATTCCAAACATAGGGAATGTTAGGCATTTTTGTTTGTGACGCTGGTGTAATGACATTTTTGATATATGGAATCACATCCCCACTGCGAATAATTTCTACCACTGCTCCTACACCTATTTTATTTGATTCAATAAATTGTCCGTTGAATCCTGTAGCATATTCAATCTTGACCCCTCCTAATTGAATGGGTTCAATACGAATCTTGGGTTTGATATATCCCGCTTTACTGGTTGTCCAAATAACATCTACTACTTTTGCTTCCGCCATTTGTTCGGATAATACCATCTTGAATGCAAATGAATGTTCTGGGTTTTTATCCTTGCGAGGATATACTTTGTCATTAGTAACAATCACACCGTCAATTTCATAATCATAATGGGTTCGCCAATCGACTAGAACAGAAGACAGCAATTCATTACTCAATGCTTTTTCCATTCTATGTTGAACAGTTGTGAACCCAGATTTTTCTAGTAACTTCATTTGTTCGCTGGGTTTTACATCTGGAACAATGACTTCATATGCTACAAAATCCAGATCCTTCAATTTGGGGTCAATACGTTTGCTATTGATAATGCCTGATACTAGATTGCGCGCATTTGCAAATTGAGATGTATACTTTGTTTCAAATGTTTTCCGCGAAAGAATAAATTCTCCTCGCACTACCATATTATTTACTTTGGGTAATTTCAAATGGGAAATAAAATGACTGACATCTTGTCCCACTTTTCCATCTCCACGCGTATACAATTTGGGTGTTTCCCCATTGGTTGTGTATAGACCACTTACTCCATCCAATTTACAAGACAATATATATGGACCTTTGTATTTTTTATTCCAATTTCCAAGCGCATTGCTGTCCGGTTTAATTTTATCCATAGACCCCATAAAATAAGGTAAAGTCACTTTGTTTTTTTCAATCACAGGAGCCCCTATTTTATTCAATATGGGATTGTCAGGATAATTGCGTGCCATATACTCCATCAAAATGTCATATTCAGAATCCGTTAGTAATGGTTTTTTACTACGGTATAATACATTGGCCTTATCAATGGCAGATTCTAATTGTTTTTCAGTTAAGGATTCGATTACAGTTATGCCGTCTTTTTGAAACTCTTTTAAAATGGTTGTTATTAATTTACGTTTGGGTTCCTTGGTGACAATCTCGTTTTTTGGTTCTTGGTTTTTTTTCTTGATTGTTTTGTTTTTGGGAGAGCCTAGTTTGTGTTTGCTGCTTGGACTTGTTTGTTTGGGAACACTTGAAAATTCAATTGAATTCCCGTCAATACGATGTTCTGGTGCCTTGTATACCAATCCCAAAAAGTCAAATACATCTTGTTCGCTAAGGAAAGTGTGGTTTATTTTTTCTTTTGATTTTGTTGTAATACCATGTTCGTTCATTGTATATCCCAATGTTAATGCGTGTGCGCGCATAACCGTGTTGAACGCTTTACTTCCTGTAAAATAGAGAATAGCAAACGGATATTCTTCCGGGGATGTATACATAAAATCAACACGCCGGGCCTTGGATTTTTTAGTTAAATGAGCAACCACCAAACATTTGGTAAGTCCTTGTGACAAGATTTCTGTAATAATCCCTTTTTGTTGCAGTTGTTCGATAAATTTGGGAAACAACGACCTATCTTGGGACGTAATAATAACATCAATATCTCCTGATTGTTTGAGACCACGACGATAACTTCCAACTATTTCAAATTGGTCGGTTGTGGTCTGCTTTACGCTGTTGAATGCATTGGAGAACAAACAATTATATTCGTCAATTTCTTTACGGGGAATTTTTTCCAAAATATCTTCATAATATTTGAGTCCAATCTTCTGGTTGTTATTTAATAATTCTTCTTGTTGTTCTCTCAATTCTTTAATCGTCGAGACCCCCTTATCTACTAATTCTTGGGCCTTCTTTGCACCTACTCCATAAATATTGGTAAAAACCAGTCTTGGATCATTGCGCAATCTCTCTAAGGAATCTATTTTTCCAGTTTTTAAATATTCGTCCATTTTTTTATAAATGGCTTCGCCAATATTGGAGACTTTTTTTAGTTGGTCTACTTTTGTGATAGGTTCATTGTGTTTCATTAATGATTCTTGCGCTTTTTGGTAAGAACGACTACGAATCATGTCTCCTTTCTGCTTCATTAAGGATGAAAACTCACCCAATATGGTAATCATATCATGACGACGGTCTGATAAGGTGGTCATTGTTCGTATAATTATATGAATTATATGAATATTTAACTCAATTTTTATGAGAAAGGTTTATGCCAAATTTAAAAATCTGGGTTCCCAGTAAACACTTGCGTATCGGTTGTGCTCAACTCTACGGTTCCCGTTAATGTATTCAAGAACCCATCAATTGTTCCTTGATAAGACACCATTATGAATAACGAAAAAGACCCCGCTAAAAATACATATACGGCATCTCTAAGACTATACTTCAAAGGAATTACTTCGTCTAAATATCTACGTTCTACAAGTTTTGTCACAAAAAATAATCCACTAATAAGAAATGCCAGAAAAAGGATTTTCTCCATTATATTAATTTTTTAGGAATTTTTCCATTTATTAGAACGCAGGCAATGTTTGCACGTCATTCAACACTAATTCTTCCTTGGTATTATCTAATTTCTTAATAGCATCGGATTCTAAAACATCAAAATCATCAAAAGTCAGATCCTGTGAAGTGTCTATTTTTAAGGGAGGCAAATCCTCATAATCACTGTCATCATCACTTTCCTCCATTCTCTGCTCAAATGCACGAGCATTACTAATTTCCTCTAGTTTTTCAAGAGACTTGGGAGCATCTACTTTCTTTATGTTGTTTGTTTCATCAAGCACGGAATCAATGTCATTAAACGACAATGTGGTGCTAGTAACCTTTTCATCAGGGTCTATGTCTTGGACCGTTTGGATCATGCTGGGAGGTTCTTCTTCGTCCAATTTTGTAAGAACCTTTTCTAAATGCTCCTCTTTTTGGGTTTCAATATCTAATGTAGATGCTGGTTCTTTTTTATCTTCTTCCTCCTTCTTTTCTTCAGGTTCTTCGATCGCCTCAATGTATACTTCTTCGTCTTGTTCTACGCTTTCATCCATATAGGCACGAATAATAGCCTCTGTTGGAATGCTCTCGCGAATGGTATTCATAATACATTCTTGAACAATCATTTCTAATTCACGATTATTCTTTTGTAGTTGAAGAGGAGTAACATTCTTCTCAAATAAATATACGTTAGTATACACCTTTCTTGCTACCAAAATATATACCTTGTGAATAAAACTATCAATGCTGGGAATATTTATATCAATCTTCTTCTGTTTATTTCCAACACGAATGCAAGTCAAAATCTTCAATTGTATTATGTGAACACAAGTAATCAAATCTTCTAAATAATTACAACCACTTCTGTCAATAATACGCTTTCGTTCTTCTTCAACAATAGTATTGTTCCATTTGGGAATTCTTGACAACAAATTTTGAAAAGTCATCAAATATTTGTTCACCTCTTCGTTCGTAACACACATTTTCCAGGCTTCATCAAATATAGAGCGAACACCGTCCACAATTAATGGTGTAAAAATACCTACTAAGCGACTACACCATTCGTTTCTTGACTCGTTCAGATTAGAGATCACAAAATCGTCCATTCTAACGACTATATTATATTGTTGAAATACTTTTTATATCTTTATTTGGACGCATAAATAAATAATCTAACAAGTAAAGGATTAATAGTTTTTCCGATCGAAATTCTGTTTTAATTTTATCAAAATAAATCTTCATAGATGTTTTGACAACCCTTGAAAATTGGTCACATTCATACATCCAATCCACTAGATTTTGGCAAGAATAACCATGTTCGTATAATTCTTCACTCAATTCAATAATATAATCATGAGTAAAGTCATATTCAAACAATTCGTTCATTTGCGTAGTAAACCATTCATCTTCTTCATACTTAATGTTTCTTAACGATTTAATATTATATTTGTGTAGATTTACTGGATTATTATTCACAATAGGATTAGGTATATAGATTTCACAAAAACGAGATAGAATTGGTTGCAACAATCGGTCTTTGTTTACGGTGACAATGAAAAAACGAGTAGTATGACTAAATTGTTCTATGGAACGACGTAGGGCAGATTGTGCGTCAGTTGTCAAGTATTCTGCATTGAATAATACAATACTTTTGAATGGTATATTTTCATTTACCTGCATATTGGTTTTTGCAAAAAATTTAATGTCTTCGCGGATAAATTTGATTCCTTTACCATGCGCACAATTCACATACAATACATTTTTACGTATCTTTATCAAGTCATCATTGTAAATAGTAAATAAAAATTTGTATAAGATGGTCTTTTTTCCAGCACCATAATCCCCGTAAAATATGATATGTGGGACCTTATTATTAACAAAAAACGTATTTAATTTTTCATGGATGCTATTATGTTCCGCTATTTCTATCATCCACGTTCTACTTAACTATGTTTTATTATATTTAATTGTTTTGTGAATAAATACCTTTCTTCGTTCATTGTATTACGACGAACATTACAAGATAAACACGCAATCACCACATTATCATTAGTATGTCCAAGGTCATTGTCAATACGCTCTAGGGTCCATTGTTTAGGGTCTCGTATGTTTTCATAGAACAAACATACATATTCTCTACAATAATGACATGTTAGGTTATTATCAAATAACTTTTTTAATATCTCCTCAACACTTATAATACGAGACCCATTTCTATCTTTTTTTATGTCTTGCTGTAAATAACTACTACGTTTATAAGAACACTGTTTTATGAGTTCCTTTCCATTGGTTGTTTTACATAACGACGGATCTTGTATTAATTCGTCAACCAATACAAGAGACCTTTCAGGTGTAAATTCGCGTAATTCTTGACTCCATTCTTTGGTAACTTTGCGTTTTGGTTTTTCTTTGATTACTTTTTCATTGGTAGGAAGAAGTATAGTTTTTACAGAATCATTCATTACTATACTAAGTGTTTTTATTAAAGGTAATAGAACGAACACAGTTTATAATATAAAGACATACTTTTAATATTATGAATTTATCTGAAACAATAGATGAATCCAAACCGATTGAATCTGTATCTGACAAGACTGAACAAAAAACTAAAGGATCTATCAATATAGATGAATTGGAATTGTTCCTAGAAAAAGAAAAACAGCGTAACAAGAAAGACGCATGGAACAAGTTAAGTAAAACCACCAAACTACAAAAGCTACATCATTATGCGGAAAACTATGGAAAAGAAAAGAACTATTCTGTAAAGGAAATCAAGCAATTAAAAGCATTTTTTAAGACTGCATTGGATAAGGGAAAATTACAAAAGAATAAAGATGTAGAATATAACAAAGAAACTTCTATTATTGAAACAGTGAATGGACTAATATTCAATACTTCTACCAATCAATATACCTTGCGAAATTTGGATAGAAAGGTGTCTACCTTAAAGTCATTAACCCCCATTTCAACAGATAGAACATAGTGTTATCTACTATAAATAGAATATAAACATAACTCGTTTATACTCTATAGCATGGACGATTTATCTAAAATTACACTCGAATTAACAGACGATTTTAAGGATATTGTAGAAAATACAATGCGTATTCAAAATGAGTTACAAGAAATGGCAAACAACAATACAACAGAAGAAGACCCTATGACCGAAGACGATAATATTCATATTATTGAAACCTTGTATGAATATTTTGATGACTATATTAATGACAATGTGTCGAAACTGTATGAACCCACTTTTTACAGTCACATGTTTAGTTTCATTGGTAAAGAACTTACAGAACATTTTCAAGATTCCGGCATAACCTTATGGGAAAACGAGGAAGAAAAACAACTTTTTATTAAAGAAGTATTTGATAGTTTTACACCTTCCAAAGACATTCCATTGCGTTGCGATTTGTATGAAAGCGATACTCATATTATTGAGACATTGGATAACGAAGACATTCAAGATCGCATTCAATACTTGTCTTCCATTGAACAACCAGAACAACGAACCAATGAATGGTATAGGTTTAGACACGATATGATTAGTGCTTCTAGTTTGTGGAAAGTATTTGGAACTCCTTCCCAAGTGAATAGTTTAATCTTTGAAAAATGTAAACCATTTGAAGAGACAAACAATAAATTTAAGTTTGTCAATACGAATTCTCCTTTGCATTGGGGGCAAAAATATGAACCCATTACTACAATGATTTATGAACACATGTTTGATACCAAGATTGGTGAGTTTGGCTGTATTCAACATCCCACTTATGAATTTATTGGAGCATCCCCAGATGGAATTAACATTGACCCCAGTTCACCCAAATATGGACGTATGTTGGAAATCAAAAATATTGTAAATCGGGAAATTACTGGTATTCCCAAACAAGAATATTGGATTCAAACACAAATTCAAATGGAATGTTGTGAACTCCCTTGTTGTGATTTTATGGAAACCCGAATTAAGGAGTTTAACAGTGAACTTGATTTCTATGATAGTAATCAATACCAATATAAAGGGGTATTATTACAATTCATAGATGAAACATTACAAGACTCTTCACCAAGTTATGTATATTATCCCTTAACTAGTTCCTTGGAAAAGGACTCTATTCAAGAATGGATTAGTGAACAACAGGATACTATGCGAAAACAACAAAAAGTATTATTGAATTCCATTTATTGGTATTTAGACGAATTTTCTTGTGTGCTTATCCAGAGAAACAGAGAATGGTTCCAAGCAGTTGTTCCAGAAATAGAAGAAGTGTGGAATACCATTGCTAAGGAACGAGTAGATGGATTTGAACATCGTGCCGCTAAAAAACGAACCCCCAGTTTGGTTGTAGACACAAACACAGAAGACACTACGAAAAAATTAGACGCTATATCGTGCGAACAATCCGTTCAAGTTCATAAGTTGGATACACAAATATGTTAGTAAAACTATATAGATATTAATCTATTCATAATTCATATGGCTACTTCTCCCAAAGCATATACAGAAAGTGACGATGAGATGTATGTTACCAAACGTAATGGTAACAGGGAGATTGTCTCATTTGATAAAATCTTGAACCGTATCAAAAAAGTAGGAAATGAGGCAAACATCAAGGTTAATTTTACAAGTTTAGTCATGAAAGTAATTGACCAGATTTATGATGGGATTACGACTACACTTATTGATGAGTTGTCTGCGCAACAGTGTGCGTCCATGTCAACCGTCCATCCTGACTATAATATTTTAGCTGGTCGTCTAGTAGTATCCAATCATCAAAAAAATACGATGGATACTTTCACTGATGTCATTAATGCTCTATACAATAATAAAGATAAACATAATAAACAAAGCCCCATTGTTTCTGACACATTATATCAGGTAGTTTGTGAACATAGCAAGGACATTGAATCCATGATTGATTATGACCGCGATTATTTGATCGATTATTTTGGGTTCAAAACATTGGAACGGGCATATATGTTAAAAGTTAATAAAAAGATTGTAGAACGTCCTCAACACATGTGGATGCGTGTTAGTATTGGCATTCACGGGGATAAGCTTGACAAAGTTAAAGAAACTTATGATTACTTGTCCAATAAATATTTTACCCATGCTACTCCCACTCTATTTAACGCAGGAACTCCTCACCCTCAACTTTCTTCTTGTTATTTGCTTGCCATGGAAAAAGATAGCATTGATGGCATTTATAATACATTGAAGGATTGTGCCTTGATTTCCAAGTGGGCAGGTGGTATTGGTCTTCATATTCATAATGTACGTGCAGCAGGAAGTCATATTCGTGGCACTAATGGAAGTTCCAATGGAATTGTTCCTATGCTTCGCGTATTCAACCATACTGCCAAATATGTTGACCAAGGAGGAGGAAAGCGTAATGGTAGTTTTGCAATATATTTGGAACCTTGGCACGCTGACATTGAAATGTTCTTACAAATGCGTAAAAATCACGGAGACGAAGATCTAAAAGCACGAGATTTGTTTTATGCACTATGGACACCTGACTTGTTTATGGAACGTGTAAAGACCGATGGTAATTGGACACTTATGTGCCCCGATGAATGCCCTGGATTATCGGATGTATATGGAGACGACTTCAAAACACTTTATGAGAAGTATGAAAGTGACGGTAAAGGACGCACCACTATTAAGGCACGTTCGCTTTGGTTCCAAGTATTGGATGCACAAATGGAAACCGGTACACCTTATTTGTTGTTCAAGGACCATGTAAATAGAAAATGTAATCAGAAAAATTTGGGAACTATCAAGTCTTCTAATTTGTGTTGTGAAATTACCGAATATTCCGACGATAAGGAAACAGCCGTTTGTAATCTTGCCAGTATTGCACTTCCTGCCTTTTTGAAATCCAAGGAAGACGGAACTATGTATTTTGATTATGATGAACTTCATAAAGTTACTCAGGTGGTCACCAATAACTTGAACTCTATTATTGACGTGAATTTTTACCCCACTGAGAAAACACTGCGCAGTAATAAAAGACATCGCCCTATTGGCATTGGTGTACAGGGATTGGCTGATGTATTCTTCCAACTGAATGTTGCGTTCCATAGTGAAGAAGCAAAAGCACTGAATAAACTCATTTTCGAAACACTGTATCACGGTGCATTAACAAAGTCTTGTGAATTGGCCGTAGAACAAGGAAAATATGAAACCTTTGATGGTTCCCCAGCAAGCAAAGGCGAACTACAATTCGACTTGTGGGGTATTGATCCAGGACAAGAACGTTATGATTGGACTGCTATGAAGCAAGAGATTATGGAAAAGGGACTTCGTAATTCCTTGCTGGTTGCCCCTATGCCTACCGCATCCACTTCCCAGATTTTGGGATATAATGAATGTATTGAACCAATTACCAGCAATATTTACAGTCGTCGCACTTTGGCCGGAGAATTTGTGTTGGCCAACAAGTATTTGATGAAGGAACTTATTGAATTGGGCGTTTGGAATGAACAGTTGAAAAACAATATGGTTGCAAATCACGGAAGTATTCAGCACATTGATATTATTCCTCAGGAAATCCGTGACAAGTATAAGACTGTTTGGGAAATACCTATGAAGCACGTAATTGATATGGCTGCTGACCGCGGTGCATTTATTTGCCAAAGTCAAAGTCTGAACTTGTGGTTGGAAGAACCAAATTACTCAAACCTTACTTCTATGCACTTCTATTCTTGGACAAAGGGACTAAAAACAGGCATTTACTATTTGCGTAGACGTGCTAGACACCAAGCACAACAGTTTACTATTGAACCTGAAAAAGCCGACCATGGACCAAATACTCAGTTAGAGAACGAAGAAGAGATTTGTGAAATGTGTTCCGCCTAATTTATTTTCCTCAATAATAATAACATAATGATTTGGTTATTATTATTTTTGTTTTCTCACTGTGTTGCCTATACCAATGATTTAGGTAATTATTTTGTAAACATCGCCCAAGCTTCTTATTGTGTTTCACCTGGAAGCACTTGGACTTGTCCTACATGTAATCCTACCTTGACGTTCATTCGCTCCATTGAAAATAACGGAGTAAGAGCATTACAAGGATATGACCCTAATAACAACGCCATCTTTATTTCCTTCCGCGGTTCCGTTAATACTCAAAACTGGATCAACAATATGAAAATCATGAAAATAAAACCATATGATGACCCTGAAATAGAGGTAGACGATGGGTTTTATCAATCCTTATCTCAAGTAAGAAGTGATATTATTTCTAGCTTGCCTGAACTCACGAATTCTTATAAAACAAGTCGCATTGAAATAACAGGGCATTCCTTAGGAGCAGCTATGGCGACGTTATTGGCTTATGAAATTTCTACGTATTACCCTGAATATATTGTTCAACAATTAATCACGTTTGGGTCCCCTCGGGTTGGAAATAATTATTTTTCGAATCAACTACAAATATTAGCCATTCCTTCTTATCGAATTACCCATTATTACGATATTGTTCCTCATTTACCAGAAGAAGCCCTTGGATACCAACATATACCCACGGAAGTTTGGTATAACGAAGATAATTCTAATTATGATGTTTGTAATGGAAATGAAAATCCATCTTGTTCTAATTCTTGTTCTCCAATACATTGCACCAGTGTATCCGACCATTTATATTATATGAATGTTACTATGGGTTCCGACCAATGTGGATAACTCACATTATATAACAATTTGTGCAATAAAAAAGTTCCAAATGGTAGTTACACTTCACTACCGGATACTTTTCCATAATGAATATACTTTGTTTTGTTTTTGAATAATTCGCAGAATTTAGTGTTCGTAGTTAAATACATTATACTATATACTCTAGATAGTTCTCATCTTTTGATAGCATTTGTTGGTAATACTGACGTCATACATTGAATTGTGTAATTGATGTTCCTCCAGTTGATCTCCGGGAAATAATGTTGCATGTAGTTCCTTTAGTTTGGGAGATTTCATAAATTCGTTTCCAAATTTATCTTTTATCGGAATCTTGCAAATATTCCTACCTTGCTTCATTGTGTCGAAAATCTTCTTATCTTCAAAAGTCATCTGGGTAATAAATTCGGGAAACTTTACGCATCCTTGTTCCTTTAACTGATTACGCAGACGGATGACCGATATTCTGATCATATACATATCAAAATCTACGTTATGGCCAATAATAATGTCCGCATTCTTATATGCCTCATAGAAACTCTGTAATGCCTTGTATAAGGATACTCCCTGTTCATTCAACTTGGCATTAGTAATACCATTGATATTGGTTGCTTCTTGTGGAACAGACACCCCTTCTGGCAATTCCACATACGTATTCCCTTCTTTTACAGTTCTCCCATATTGGCTGGTCACCATAAAACTTAACTGAATCAGATAAGGCCATAATGTTTTATCCATATGAAGGATATCTTGAAAGGTTTTATACCGTGGGAAGAGACCACTGGTTTCCGTGTCAAAGATTAATGCTTGTTTTGTCATTGTTTCGATAGTTGTGAATATAGAATGTAGTCGTTTCTTTTCAATTTTATACGGTTTGGAGTTCAACTATATAAAAATAGCACTATTGTTATATAATCCTAGACAATGCCATCCATTACATTTGTAACAGCGTATTATTCCATTTATCAAACCCCCATGTATGATAATGAATGGAGATATAAACAGTTTGAACCCTTAATGAACACTGATATCCCTTTATTGATTTTTACGGATGACCAGAATTATCAAGATTTATTGGACTATACGCATTTACACAGGGAACATATTCTTGTTATTATGTTACCCATGAGTGAATGGTATACGCAACAACATTGTAAATACAAACAACTTCCTGAAAAACGGAGTATAGAAAAAGACACGTTGGAATTCATGTTATTAATGAACGAAAAACCTATGTTTATGGAACGTGCCATAGAAAGCAATTATTGGACTACTCCTTTCTTTGCGTGGATTGACTTCAGTATTTCTTATGTATTTAATCAAACACAACAATCTTTTACATTGTTACACAATATGGCACATCATTACGATTTCTTTGAACAAGAATTTTTATATGTTCCCGGATGTTGGAACGAAATGGTATATATTAAAGAAGAATTTATTGCGAACGACGTTTGCTGGCGGTTTTGTGGTGGGTTCTTTGTGGGTAGTCCTAATAAATTACTTGCAATGGCCAATATTGTTAAGCAGTATTGGATACCTTATCAAGAATCCTTACAAACTATTACGTGGGAAGTGAACTATTGGGGGTGGTTAGAGTATAAGGACTACTGGAAACCAGATTTCTTTTTAGCAGACCATAATGATAGCATTATACGGATTCCTCCATTGAACTATGCCATCTGTTTGAATAAAGACTTGAATAAAATGGGATATTATTTCCCGCAAGAAAGAGGATACGAACCATCCAATACATCAATTTGTTTTCATGATGGACAATATTGGTTAATGACACGGTATGTTAATTATTGGTATAATGAAACGGGGCATTGTGGGATTAACGATTCACACGGAATTATACGCAGTCGTAATTTGTGTTCGTTGCTTGATTGGTATAACTTGTCTCCTGTATCTAGTCATTGGATGTCTGAAGAACATATAGAACTCCCCAAACAACCTTCTTATTTTTGTGGATTGGAAGATGTTCGTATTTTCTCTTACCGCGGTGATTTGTGTTTTCTTGCTACCCAAATACAATATTCTTCCACAGGAACCAACCAAATGATGATGGGTATATACAATCTAAAAACTAACTGTATTGAGAAATGTCAATTGTTACACGCACCTATTTCAAAAATGTGTCAGAAAAATTGGATCCCTGTAGTGCGCAATGACAAAGAAACTTTAGAAGAGACATTGGATATTATTTATTCTTGGTGTCCTATGCGTATTGGGAAGATAGACGAAGAGTCTAGATTTTCGATGCATACCTGTTATACCATACAACAACCTTGGTTTCATAAAATACGCGGGTCCACTTGTTTTGTACCTCAACAAGACCATTTAGTGGGACTGGTTCACTTTAGTTTAGATACATTACCAAGAAGGTATTACCACGTGCTCATTGCATTGGATAAAACTACCTTATGTCCTGTTAAATGTTCCGATGCATTTTGTTTTCAAGGACACGGTATCGAATTTTGTTTAGGATTTATTGTGCGAAATGAGTGCTATTATTGCTGGATTAGTCAAAATGACCGTGACCCATTAATGGTGAGTTTTTCTATGGACATTCTGCCTTTGCGTCATGACTTGAGTGTATAAATTTCTATGGATATTGTAAGTATTGAATTATGATAGAAGGAGGAAAATCCAACTCAAGAAAATCCAACTCAAGAAAATCCAACTCAGAAATAACAAAAAAATGTGATAGTAAACCTAACGATGAAAATTCATTACAAACAATAATAAATGATATTTTAAAGAATGATAATATTTATTTATATAAAGATGTTTGTAAAGAGGAAGATAAAGTCATTCATAATTATTATGTCTTTAACAAACCACCATCTGATAGGTTGAATCCATCTGATAGGTTGAATCCAATAAACGACCATTCCATAGATAATTTTAACAGTATTGAAAACAGTAATGCCCCCAAATTTTATAAATATCTACCCAAACTTGACAAGGACAAACCATTTCAAGGTTATAAAATTACCAACAATGAAGCAATTACAAAGTTTATTGCCCCTATTCACGGTTATTTGATTTATAAGAAGGAAATTATTAATGATACTCCATTATTAGGTTCTACAAAAGCATCAAAACCACCTATTAATGACACAGTTATTGACCATCCACTTACAATAGTAACCAACATTAGAACATTATATAAGAACTACATAGATGCGGTTAGAGATGATAAACCTGATAAACCTGATAAATTAAAAGAAATTAATAAACTGCGTAAAAGTCTTATTAGTGAATTAAGAAAGAAAGATCAGGAAGGGAAATATACATATTTGTATCCAAATCATAATATAGCAGCAAATCATACAAATTTGAATGATAAGTATACTAAAATAACAACAAGCAACTATAGGAATCCAAGTCACTTAGATGATATATTTAAAAAATTAGATAGTGTACAGAATGAAAACACTATTCACCAATTCATTATTAATTTACATATTTATTTTGATACAAAAGAAGATTTCGAATTTTTTTTAAATAGATATAAAAAACCAAAATTAATTCAAGACAAACAAACAAATTTTGAAACATTTAACCTTCGTGAATTATTAGAGCACAATAATTATTATGAGAAATATAATGTTCCTCAACGAAGAGACGCAATACAAGGTCCAAATCTACAGAAAAACACGACTTATGACAATTTTGATGAAACAGCAAAAGAAATCCCTACTGTTGAACAAGAACAAACTGGAAATATATATGACGATCAAAACAAAAGAACGATATATTCTTATTTGAGAAATAGATTATTGCTATACAAAGATATTAAAAAACGTTCTGATATTACACTTGATATTATTATAGAGTTAAAATCAACATATAAAGAAATTGTTAAATATCTTAAAAAGCCTAGTGAGGACATTACACAAAGTGTAATGATACTAAAACACGCAATATGTAGATTATTAAAACCCGTAAAGAATGAATATAATTTTCCTACAAAAATAAACGATCTTAAGAGAATAATAAACAATCTAAAAAACGCAACAGATGAATCAGAGGAATATCATCACTACACTATTACTAAGTTTTTAAAAAATAACAGTGTTATAGATAAATTTAACTATCATATTGGGTGTCGGGTAGACGAACAAGGTGTTTGTAAAACAGATGGTAAACTCGGTAGATGTGCTGGTCTTAACAAGGATATCACGGATATCAAGGATATTGATGACCTAAATGGAGGAAAGAAAAAAACGCAAAAACGACGGAAATTGCGTAAGAAATCCAAATCGACCACGAAAAAAGGAAATAAACTTTAGCGTTTTTAAGAAGGATTAAGTTCCTAAAAAAAAATAAAGACAATATGTATAGAAGAATGAGCGAAGCAGCAGCAGGAGGAAATATACAGTATATTGTTTATAATATGGATGATAAAGAAGTTTTTTTAAATGCTAAACTTAGTGGTAGTATAAAAGACATTATGAGTGAGAGTATGGAATCTGGTAATCAGGTAACTGGAACGCCTATTAATGAATTTTTTAAAGCTGGTATTATTGATGATGGAAAAATTAGAGCT